GCCGGCGGCGCGCCGGTGGAGTACGTCGTGGTTGACCCTTCCGCGGCCAGCTTTATTGAGACCATACGGCGGCACGGCCGCTTTCCTGTACGAAAGGCGCGCAACGAAGTGCTGTCCGGTATTCGGCTGACGGCGGCGCTGCTGCGGGCAGGGCGGCTGAAAATTCATGAGAACTGCAAGGACGCAATTCGGGAGTTCGGCCTTTACTGCTGGGATGAGCGGGGCGAAACGGACAGGCCGCTCAAGGTCAACGACCATGCCATGGACGACATCCGCTATTTTTGCAGCACCGTCATGCGGCGGCTGCTGCGGGGTATCCCGGAATGGAGAGGGATTGATGACGGGACTGAAACGCTGGATATGTGAGCGGTTTCTTCCGGCCTACTGCCGGGAAGAAATGCTGGAGGAAGCAAAGCGCTTGCGGGCGAGGATAGACGAACTGAAGCAGGAAAACGAGCGTCTGCTGGCCTATATTGACGGGATGCACGCCGTGCTACGCCGCCGGCAGAAAATTACTATCAACGCAACGGAGGAGAGCAGGCATGGGCGTACTGTCAGCCATGATGAACAGCATGAAGATATATGACTTCGAGCAGGCGTTCGGCGCGAAGGACATCACTTCGCAGGAGATGCGAAGCGCAATACGGGAATGGTTCAACCTTTTCTATGGGCGGGAACCGGATAAGGGGGAAGACCCTTGCCAGCGTATTCCGGTGGCGGTGGTGGACAAGCTGACAAGCGCGGTATTTAGCGAGTACACCGCCACAGCGGAGAGCGGCGGCTTTGCGAAGGCCGTACTGGCCGGATTGGCCGAGGTGCGGAACAAAGCGATGCAGCGGGCCATGATTGGCGGCGTGGCGTGGCTAAAGCCCCTCCTGCGCCGTGACGGGACCGTTCATTTCAGCGTCATCAACCGTCAAAACGCGATTCCGCTTGCCCGCGACGAAATGGACAGGGTGTGCTCTATCGGCACGTCGGAACACACGGTGTGGGGAGAGGTCTACTACACGCTGCTGGAGCGGCGCACGGTGGACGGCAGGGGCTATCTGACGCTGGAAAACAAGCTGTATGCCTCACGGGTTAAAAACGCGCTGGGAATTGAAACGCCGCTGAATACATTGGAGAAGTACGCCGGACTGGCTCCGGCTTACACATACCGCCAGCCGGTGGGTTCACTGGGGCTGATACCCCTGCGAATGCCCCTTGAAAACTGCGTGGACGGCAGCCCTGACGCGGTGAGCGTGTACGCGCCGGCGGTGGGGTTGATTCACAACATCAACCGAAACGAGGCCCAGCTGAACGGCGAATTTGAGCGGGGCGAGAGCCGCATTATCGTGAGCGCCGACATGATGACAAGAGACAAGGACGGGAAGCGCCGCTTCAAAGACCACATTTTTACCGGAGTGGACGCGGACGAAGAGGACGTGGGGGTGACCATCTTCTCTCCGCAGCTTCGGGAAGCGTCGTTTCTGGCCCGCAAGGCCGAATATCTGCGGAATGTGGAATCGGTCATGGGGTTACAGCGCGGCCTTTTGAGCAATGTGGAGGCGGTGGAGCGGACGGCTACGGAGGTCACAAGCTCCAAGGGCGGTTACGCCATCACCATTACACAGCTCCAAGAGGTTTGGCGGGACACGGTGCTGGAGGCTGTCCGCGTCTGCGGCGTGCTGGGCAGGCTGTACCGCGTCTATGACGGCCCGGAAATTGAGCCGGAAAAGGCGGTGCGCATCTCCTTTGGCGACGGCGTGCTGTTTGACCGCGACAAGGTGAATCAAGAACTGCTGTCACAGGTACAGTCGGGGCTTATCATGCCGGAACGGTATCTGGGCTGGTACTATGACCTGCCGTGCGAAACGGCGGAGGAACGTGCGAAAATACGAGAGGCGTATATGCCGGAGCTGGCCGCGCTGACAGGCGGTGACTGACCGTGCTGACGCCGGAACAAATCGACGCCCTGCGGGACGCGGCGGGGAGGCTGACCGACCCTGTCAATGAGTTTCTCATTGACGACATTGCCCGTCGGGTATCGGAGGCGGGACAGATGACCTCAACCGCGGCCTATCAGACATGGATTGCGCAGCAAATGGGCATGAGCCATCGGGAACTGAAAAGAGAGCTGCAGAAGCGGCTGGACGTATCGGGCAAGGAGCTGCAGGTGCTTTTGACCCAGGCAGCGGAGGCCGGGTATGAATTTGACCTCAAGCGCTTTCCCCACGTTCACGGCGTGCCGTTTGCGCACAACGGCGCGCTTCAGCAGATTGTGGCAGCGGTTGTTGACAAGGCGCAGGAGGACTTCGCCAATCTGACGCAGACCCTCGGCTTTATTGCTCCTGACGGGAAAAGCTATCCGCTGACTGAGGCCTATCAAAAGACCTGCGGTTTTGCTTTTGGGCAAGTCGTCACGGGGGCGGCGGATTACAACACCGCCATGCGGCGGGCCGTTAAAAATCTGGCAGACCATGGCGTAAGAACGGTTGACTATGAAACGGGCAGGCCGGTCAGCCTGGAAGCGGCGGTGCGCCGGAACGTCATGGGGGGCCTGGGCTTATTGCAGGAGGAAATCGGCCGGCACAATTTCAAGGAATTGGGCGCCGACGGCTGGGAAATCACGGCCCATGCCAACAGCGCACCAGACCATGAGCCGGTACAGGGCAGGCAGTTCAAGGACGAGGAGTTCAGAAAGCTGAACAACAGCTTGAAGCGGCGGATAGGCACGATGAACTGCGGGCACATGGCGTTTCCGGTGGTTGTGAGCGCAAACACGGCGCAGTACACGGACGAGGAGCTGGCGGCGTTCCGTGAAGAAAATGAGCGGGGCGTTACTTATGAGGGACGGCACTATACGGGCTATGAGGCCACGCAGGTACAGCGGAAGCTGGAGCAGAGCATACGGCGGCAAAAGCGGCGTGTGACGGCCAGCGAGGCGACAGGGGACGCGGAACAGCTTGCTGTTGATAAGACCCGCCTGACGCGCTTAAATCAGGAGTACGCACGGTTTTCCAAGGCTGCGGGCTTGCGCACAGAGCGGGAGCGGACGTGGGTGCATACCGCCGGACGCGGAGGGAGCAGGGAAGAGAATCTGGCGGCGGTATTCCAGACCAACGAGAAGTATTTCCGCGATGACGGCACCTTTGACTTGGAGGCGGCAAAGGCGGATTATAAAACGTTCTTGCAAAGTGTGCCGGAAAAGAATAGAATGTACTTACAGCAGTCCATGGAAGGCGTGTTACATGAGGAAAGGCGCTTGGAACAGTCGCCGTTTGGATATTTGGCAAAAGAAGACGCTATTCTTTATGACCCGCAGAACCCCCTATTTAGAGATTTTTCTTTCGATGTGGTTTATACGCATGAACTTGGACACCGGATTGACCATACCATGTTCATCGAGTCATGGAAGAATGAAGAATTTTCAACAGCGATTGCAAATGCACGGGGTGTTATTGATGCAGACCCAGAAAAATTTTTAGGTTTTGCAAAAAATGATACAGATGGTTTTCTGTCTGATATTTGCAGTGCTATATGCGAGCAGGATTACGAATTTCCGATTAGCCATGACAAAGAGTATTGGCTGAAACGGGGAAACAAGGAAAGAGAAATCTTTGCAAACCTGTTTTCTTTGGAAGCATTTGAGTGTGAAGAACAGTTAGCGTTGTTGGAAGAACATTTTCCGAATATATTCCGCGAATACAAGCGGATGTGGGAGTGATTGTGAATGTATGTTGCGAGATGCGATATAAAAATCGTAAATACAACTGAAGTGCGGAAAATGTTGGAAGAATATAAAAAAAAATTTGGCGAATCATTCATTTCGTTCAATTATGGTGATTTCCAACGGCAGGGCGATAAGTGTGCCGGACAGGTTTATAAAGAAACGCTGGAACAGGCGCTGGAGCTTCTGAAGGAGTACGGCAGCGACTGTAAAGTGATTGCAGGCGGTACGGACGTGGTGATCCGGCTGAAAGCGCACGCGCTACGGGTGAGAGCGATTGTGGACATTTCCGCGATCCCGGAGCTGAAGC